CACCAATAGCACCGCCAGGAATGTCCGTGGCACCATAGCTTTCCCTTCGTCTGGCAAGTGGTACTACGAAATCACACCTGGAGGCAGCGTTCAAGGGGCGGTCGGTATTGGTAGTTCCGCTGTGCCGCTCAACGTCCAGAATGCTGCATCTCAAGTTATTTATTTTGAAGATGGCAGCAAAGGTGTAGATGCCAGCAGAACCACATACGGCGCCTCATACTCCAGTGGCACTGTTATTGGCGTTGCCTTTGATGCTGACTCAAATCAAGTAACTTTCTATAAAAATAACGTATCTCAAGGGGCCATCGGCACCACGGCGGGTGTCCAATACTTCCCGTTCGTGATGTCGTTTAACGCAACCTACGTTGCCAACTTCGGCCAACGCCCCTTCGCCTACACCGCCCCCAGCGGCTTCAAGGCGCTCAATACCAGTTCGTTACCTGCCCCAGTAGTCACGAAGCCTAGTGACGTGATGGACGTGTTGCTGTGGACGGGCAATGGCAGCAACCCGCGCAGCCTTACTGGTCTTAATTTCAGTCCAGATCTGGTCTGGATAAAAGGTCGTCAGTTGATGCCTGATGGGTTTCCTTACGATCACACATTGTTTGACAGTGTGCGTGGCACATCTAAGGATCTGCGCTCAAACAGCACCGCTGTGGAAACCACAAACAATACTTACGGATATTTGGATCAGTTTGACTCGGCTGGGTTCCGAGTCACAAACGGCGCCACTGACGATTACTACGTCAATGAAACCAACAAAACCTACGTCGCCTGGACCTGGGACGCCGGCAGCTCCACCGTCACGAACACACAAGGCTCCATCACTAGTCAGGTGAGGGCTAATGCAAGTGCGGGGTTCTCGATTGTTACTTATACGGGGAATGGTACGAATGGCGCAACAGTTGGACATGGACTAGGTGTTTCACCTGGAATGGTTATTGTCAAATCGCGGTCGGCCGCATACGAGTGGCCGGTGTATCACTCGTCTCTCTCGGCAGGAACAGGGCTTTTTCTTTCCTACGCAATGGCCGCAGGCTCGGTGTCTAGTCAATTCAACTGGGGCGGGATTGGAGCCGCAAGTAATACCACGTTCACCTGCACGCAAGGCGTCACTACCATTAACAACACAAACGCCAATAGTGCCACCTACGTCGCCTACTGTTTCGCCCCAGTAGCCGGGTACGTTTCTATTTCCAGTTTCATTGGTAATGCGTCGAGCGATGGTCCCTTTGTGTATACGGGATTCCGCCCGAAGTTTCTGCTGATTAAAAATGCTTCGCTCGCTGGGTCCAACTGGCGAATTATTGATTCTTCTCGCAACCCGTATAACGAGGCAAATCTTCTTCTCAATCCAAACAGCTCAAACGCCGAACAGACAACAACTGCAAACAAGATTGATTTCTTGTCTAACGGTTTCAAGTGCAGAGGCACAGATGGTGACACCAACGGCAGTGGAAACACCATGATTTACATGGCAATGGCCGAATCACCCTTCCAATACGCCCGCGCACGCTAAGCCGCCCCACTAGTGAACAAGACTAATTATGTTTATCCTTAACAACCAGCCCCTTTCACCAGATCGGGCATTTACAACTGAAGATGGAACTCAGTTTCCAGCAAACTGGCTGAGATTATCCAGTCCTGAGGAGCGGGCAGCACTTGGTATTACCGAGACCGAAGATGAGCCTTGGTATGACCAAAGGTTCTATTGGGGACCAGACCTACCTAAGGACCACGCTCAACTCGTAGAGCAGTGGGTCGGTCAGACTAAAGCTACCGCTGGCACACTGTTGGCCGGTAGTGACTGGTACATCACCCGTCAAGCTGAGACAGGCACTCCAACTCCTGCTGACGTTCTTTTCTACCGCCTTGCTGTACGGGACATCTCCGGTACAAAGGAAGGAAAGATCCGAGCTACCACTACTACTGATGAGTTGGCAGCTTATGTAACCAGTGCTGACTACAGCGGTTGGCCAACAAAAGACGAACCCATTACCCAAGCTGATGACACCATTAGCTTCGACGGTGTAACAAGTGGTTCTTACTTTACCGCTACCTCTATTGTTGGTGGCTTTGGTAATGACACCCTTACCTTTAACTAACCATGATCACTATTCTTGGTATTAAGGTGTCCTATGAGACACTTGCTTTCTTTGTTCTTTTTATTGCATCTGAGTATCTTGGTGTAACTAAGAAGCGTAAGGCTAATAGCGTTACTCAAGCCATCTCTATGGCTGCTGCTTACTTTAGTAAGACACGTACTGAGGATGACACTGTACGTAAGATTCGTCGTACCTTCCGAGGTAAGTAGTAATGGTACTGCTGCAAGTTAAGCAGTACTACCCCCAGACAGATAGTGCAACAGGTCACGGGGATCGGATGTGCTTTAGCTCAACATGTGCTATGGCCATCAAGTATCTCCGTCCTGATGCATTAAAGGGTAGTAACGCCGATGATGATTACCTCCGTACTGTATTGAAGTATGGAGATACAACTGAATATACATCACACATCAAGGCTTGTCAGCAGTACGGTATCTTAGCTACCTTCTACCAAAAGGGTACTAAGCAAGCTTTGATCAATGAACTAAAGGCTGGCTATCCAGTTGCTACTGGTATCCTACATAAAGGTCCTGCTACTGCTCCTAGGGGTGGTGGGCATTGGATGTTATTGATTGGTGATGAGAGTGAACGTGGTGTCTTCCATGACCCATACGGTGAGATGGATAACGTTAACGGAGGCTATGTCACTATTGGTAGTGGTGGTAGTAGTGTCCGTTACTCTTGGAAGAACTGGCTTAAGCGTTGGGAAGTAGAGGGTAGTGGTACTGGTTGGTTCATGACCTTCAGGCCTGTCAACACCCCGCAACCTGTAGCTACCGTTGCTAACACTTGGGAGGGAGTTATTACTGCTGCTAAGGTAGCAGGTGCTAAGTTCCCACAAGTAGTAGCAGCACAGTGGGCATTAGAAAGTGGATGGGGTAAGCATACCTCTGGTACACATAACTACTTTGGACTTAAGGGCTCTGGTACTGACCATGAGACTAAAGAGTTCATCGATGGTAAGTGGATCACGATTACTGCTGGGTTCATTAACTTCCCGGATCTTCAGTCGTGTGTCTCCTATTTGACACAGCGTTGGTACAAGGACTACAAGACATATAAAGGTGTAAATAGAGCAACCTCTGTAGAGGAGTGTTGCAAACTTTTAGTCAAGGAGGGGTACGCCACTGATCCCAACTATAGCACTAAACTGATTAACATCATCAACCAAAAGAAATGATTGAAGCGGTTATCACAGGTGTTGCTTCTCTGGTGATTGGGATAGGTGGCGGTATTGCAGCTATTAATAGTAAATCGAACACACGTATGGATCAATTAGACAAACGTATTGATTCCATTGAGTTGAGGTTTGCTGAGAAGTACGTCCCTCGCCAAGAGCTAGCTAACGCCTTACAAAAGATGGAGGATCACATGATCAGAATCGAGAACAAGCTGGACCAGATTGTATTGAGAAATGGCTAAGAAAACCTGCATTAAATGCGGGATAGAAAAAGAGTTGGACAAATTTGAGAGTAAACGTAACACTTGTAAGGAATGCAGAAACCAGCAAGCTCGTGATTCTCAAAGAGCAAGAACTTGGAAGTACCGAACTCAGTACGGTATTACTTTAAAGGATTACGATTTACTCTACGAACAGCAGAATGGCCTTTGCTCTATTTGTGGTACAGATACCCCTGGAGGTCCCGGAGAACGTTTTAGAGTAGATCATAACCATGAAACGAATGAAGTTCGTGGGTTACTTTGCAATAACTGCAACCGTGGACTTGGTTACTTAAAAGATAGCCCAACAATACTATCTAAAGCCTTGACTTATTTACTTACTAACGGACACTATGGCACCTAAACAGAAAGCTACGGAAGATGCTTTTAACGAATTACATAACCTAGTTACCGAAGAGTTTCTTCGCCGCATTAAATCTGGTGAGGCTAGTACTGCAGATTTAAAAGCCTGCACAGATTGGCTATCTAAAAATGACATTTCGGGTTGCGCGTATCAGGGTAACCCCCTTGACAAACTAGCTACCATCATGCCTAAGGTAGACCCTGAACTTATCCAAAAGAGGTTGTATGGCAAGTCGCACATCTAAATACTATAAGGCTAATCCTGAGGCAAAGGCTAAGCGCCTTGAGCAACAGGCTAAGTACAATAAGACTAAGGAAGGTCTCAAGATCCGTACTAATGCCAATAAGTTAAACCGTAAGCTTGGTACTTATGGTAACGGGGATGGTATGGATGCTTCCCATACAGGTCCTAATAAAGGTAAGTTAGAGTCTCCTAAGGCTAACCGTACACGCCCACGTAAGGGTAAGAAGTATGGCTGATCCATTGATCCGGTAATATGACTCCACTACTGCCTAGTCCTGATCACTACCTCCATAACCTAATAACGATGACAAGCTCTGAAGCAAAAAGGCTACACCGTCGTGCAATTAAAGAATACTTTAACTGTCAATGTGTTTATTGCGGAGAAACTTATGAATTACATGAACTTACACTTGATCACGTTCGCCCTAAGTGTCTTGGTGGCGAAGACCTTACATCAAATCTGGTACCCAGCTGTAGGCAATGTAATCAGGATAAAGGCAGTAGAAATTGGTTACAATGGATGAGGGACACATTCGGTCCTACCAATAGGGAAACACTAATCTTAGCACACATTCGTTAATCATGGACAAAAAGAAAACACTTAAAGAGATGCGTGATGAAATCAATCGAATGATTGAAGCATCTCAAATGCGTCAAAAGGGTCAAAAGGTAACATCTGAAGATATTAAAAGTAACCCTATTGGTACACGGGTTAAGGCAGTTAAGCCTGAAAATTTCCGTACTGATATTGACACAGGTAAAAAGTCTCAACAGTCTAAGGACTACAGTAAAGCAAAAACTTCAGGTACCTACATGGACTCCAATAATAAGCCTTATCCTCCTTCTGCTAATAAGGATAGCAAGCCTCGTCAACGTCCTGGCTCTGGTAAAGAGCGTATGCTGGCAAAGGAAGAGGAAGAGCGTAAGCGTCGTATGCGTGGTGAGTCTAACGTAGTTGGGAGCTAATTATGGCTCCACGTCCAATGCCTGTACGTAGACAACAGTCTCGTGAAATTAAACAGGTACTCAGTGAAGGCACATATACAACTACTGATCCTCAGGGGCAGATTAATGTTATGCGCCAATACCAAGCAGCTAATCTAATTCCACCAGAGTTTAACGCTCCTCAGGAAGTATCTGACGCTGTAGCAGAGCGAATGGCAGCTGGTAGATCCAAGGAACAAGCTCTTAACGAATTAGGCATTAACTTGCCACGTTCTTTCTTTGACAACAAAGGTAAACTTATTGGTAGAAAACTTAGGGATGCTCAAAGCCCAGCACTAATAGAAGCTTGGAACAAAGCTACTGGAGGTTTACCTGCTCAAGATTTGGGTAAACTGGAAGGTCGAGAGTGGACTAACGCACAAAAGGTGGCTCAAGAGGTTGGTCGTCGACTTGGCATGAAACTAGATCTTGGTCACTTTGAGACATCTGCTTCTGGTGCCCCTGGTAATATAGCAGCTGCAGGGGCTGAATACAACCTGGCCAATCAAGCAGCTGGCCGTAGTCTTGAGAATCCATTTAGGCCTCAAACACAGGCTGAGGTTGCTAATCTTGGTATGGCAACTAACAAAGTACAGGGTTTGGCTGAAGCCTCTTTGTTAACTCAAGACCTACCGACTCGTGGTGGTTTGGTTGGTAGTCCGCTTAATCCGTATGTGTCAGTTCTACTTGGTACTACTTTAAGTGGTCAAAGCTCCAGACTCTTACCTCAGGAAAACCTTGAAACATTAAACTACACCTTTGATCAACTGGTTAAACAAGGTGCCAATCCAGTTGCCATGTATGATTACATACGTGAACGTGCTGGTGAAGGTATTGACATTAATGAAATGTCTAGTGCTGGTCAAGAACAGTACGATATTTCTAGGTTTGCCCCTAAGGAAGAAGCACCTAATGCTGGTCCACTAAGGATTACACAACCTGCTGCACCTAAAGGTCCTACAGTAACGACAAAAGGTGTTCCCAAGGGATTAGCAGAACCTCAAGTAATCCTAACAAGCAGTCAATCCTTAGGTCAAAAGGCTGCAGCTATTGCTAATAGGGAACCTGTACCACCACCTAAACCAGTTGTAGTAGTACCTAAACCAGCAGCTAAGCCTAAACCAGTGGCTGCTAAACCTAAACCAAAAGCAGTAACTAAACCCACACCAGTTGTAACTACTAGAACAACTAAGGTTAAACCGACTAGTGCTAGTATGCAAATTAGGGCTATGCAGAATACTGTCCCTGATGTTATGCGTATTCAACCTGGTATGAGCCTACCTAGTACATCTTTAATTCAAGGTATTTAGCGTATGGCAGAAAAGAAAAAGCAAACCATTCAAGATAAAGTCTTGAAGCTAATACGTGACCTAAAGATTGGCTACATCAACGGTCAAAACCCTATGGGTCGTGCTCAAACAGGTCATGGCTACTTCCCTGCTAAGAATGCAGCACTTAACATTGGGGCATTGATGAACATGCCGTATGACCCTGAGATGAGGATTAGACCTAAAGATCCTCAACAACAACTGCGTGCTATTACCTCTGGTATTGGTAGAGTGGAACGTATCCATAATGCCTACATCAAACCACGAGTAAAGCTTGCAGACTAGTGCGTGCTAACGCACACTAACGCTCCACCATAGGTGCCTAGGAGCCTCTACAGGGGGCCTCTAGGTTCCTTTACGCACATTCTACTATGAACAACATTAAACGCGATACAGCGCCTTCTAGGAGTCAATTAAAGATTGCTGGCCATATGACATCATCAGATAAGCAAATCCTTATGGATCATGCTAAGTCTCTTAAACAACAAGGTGGCCGTGGAGCTGCTAAGGAACTAGAGAGAATGAATAAAATGTACGCTCCTTATGGGTTGTCATTTGGTAAAATTGAGGGTGCATAATGGATAATGTCCTCTCTGCTTTGAGAGGCGATTTCAAGCTGTTCCTACAAGCACTGTGGCAACAGCTTGATCTACCCTCTCCTACCCGTGCTCAATACGCCATTGCTGATTACCTACAACACGGTCCTAAACGACTACAGATCCAAGCCTTCCGAGGAGTCGGTAAGAGCTGGATTACTGGAGCGTTTGTGTTGTGGACACTCTTCAATGACCCTGAGAAGAAGATTATGATCATCTCGGCTTCTAAGGAACGTGCGGATAACATGTCGATCTTCCTACAGAAGTTAATCATTGAGACACCGTGGTTAGTGCACCTTAGACCTAAGAGTGATGATAGTCGTTGGAGTCGCATTAGCTTTGATGTTAACTGTTCTCCTCACCAAGCACCATCAGTCAAAAGTGTAGGCATCACAGGTCAGCTTACTGGTAGCCGTGCAGACCTCATGATTCTTGATGACATCGAAGTACCTGGCAACAGCATGACTGAGATGATGCGAGAGAAGCTATTGCAACTCTGTACGGAAGCTGAGTCTATCCTTACACCTAAAAAAGATAGTCGTATCATGTACCTCGGTACACCACAGACTACCTTTACCATCTACCGTAAGCTAGCAGAACGTAACTACCGTCCCTTTGTGTGGCCATCTCGTTACCCACGTAAGGATAAACTATCACAGTATGAAGGTCTACTATCCCCACAGATTGTAGAAGACATAGAGATGGGTGTAGAGGAGTGGGCCCCTACAGATCCTGACCGTTTTACATCTGAAGATCTAGTAGAACGTGAAGCTGCTATGGGTCGTAGTAACTTTATGTTACAGTTTCAATTAGACACAACTTTGAGTGATGCAGAAAAGTTCCCACTTAAATTCAGTGATCTTGTCGTTACCGCTGTTAACCCGACTCAAGCGCCGGATGCTGTTGTGTGGTGCAGTGACCCTCGTAATTGTCTCAAGGATCTGCCTACGGTTGGCCTACCTGGCGATTATTTCTACTCCCCGATGCAACTCCAAGGAGAGTGGAGTTCGTACAGTGAAACCATATGCTCAGTAGACCCTAGTGGACGAGGCACTGACGAAACAGCAGCAACATACATAAGTCAAAAGAATGG